ATAATTAATGTTAGAAAATATATTTTAAGTCTAATTCTCAATATTATTATATTTGTTTACTATAAATGAGTATCCCGAAAATAATTCACCAGCTATGGATAGGTGATAAAGAAAGACCCATTAATGCTATGAATAGTATTAGAGACATGAATACCTCGTATAGGTATATGCTATGGAATGAAGAAACAATAAAAAACAATCTGAAGGTATATCCTAGATATCAAAGAAAGATAGAGGGTCATAGTGCAGTATGGGGCAGAGCCGATATGTACCGCTATTTAATATTAGAACAATATGGCGGAATTTTCATAGACGCTGATATGGTAGCAGTAGAACCCTTAGACGATTTCTTATTAAGTAAAGCGTTCTTCTGTTATGAGAATGAAATAGCGAGACCTGATTTATGTGCTACTAGTTTACAGGGATATCCGAAAAACCATATTATACCCAGAACAGCTATAGAATGGATTACTAATAATAATGTGAATATCGAACAAACTAAAATTCAGTCATGGATACTAGTCGGTCCGGGGTTATTAACTAAAACTTATCATGAGTTAATCCCTGATAAATCAGTTGTTAATGTATTCCCTAGTTATTTAGGATTACCCGACCACCATACAGGCAGTAAGTATAAGGGTCATGGTAAAGTATATATGTCTCATGAATGGGGTTCTACGAATGATAGTTATAAAAGTATTAATGAAATGGATATACCAGCTCACCATAAGAAACCTAATGAAACTATTGAAATTTCTATCCCTACTTGTAGTGCGAAAAAACTAAAAGAATATATGCAATCTATTAAAAGTATGGAAGGTCATTTTAATATTAAGATAAATTTTCAAGGTGATTTATCTAAATATTTAAAGAGCATGAGGTTTGTGTCTCAGACGAAACCGAAGGTAATCTGTGATAAATATGAAATGACGAATGACGGATTAGTAGGATATGAAAAGGTTTAAAAAATCTTAAAAAAATAAATATATATAGTATAAATATAATGAGTAAGAACCTGAAAATTTTAAAGGTGGTTGACCCTCCGAATGAAAAGATAAAACCTCTTCACCCTAACTTACCTGCTCCCCCGTCATGTGTCCTTTTAGTTATGCCGACTAAGTCAGGTAAGAGTACCATAATTTCAAATATGCTTTTGAATAAAGCGTTTTACGGACAGGACTTCTTCGACCATGTTAAAATTATAAGTAATACAATTAATAACGACCAGACCTCTCGCTTCTTAAAAAAGGCGTTTGACTGCGAAGACCATTACGACGATAAAATGATTTTTGATTTAGTTAAGTCTCAGTCTCAGTATGCTCGTGAGGATATGCCCTCAGTATGTTTAGTTCTAGACGACTGCTTAGGAGAAAAGACTACTGCCTTAAATAACATTTCCTCAAGATACAGGCACTCAAATATTCAGCTCCTTATGATATCTACTCAGTTATTCAGAAAAGTTAGTCCTACTATTAGGGCGAATGCTAACTGGATATTAATCGGTAGATTACAGAATGAAGGTGAACTGGAAAAACTCTCAGACGAGTATTCTTCCATGTTCGGAGGCGATAAGAATTTCAGGGAATTATATAAACAGGCGACTAAAAAGAAATATAATTTTATGACTTTGAACCTATCAGAAAATCCAGCTGAGGTCATGGTTAACTTTGATACTAAAATTTATCCATTAACTAAAGAGGACGAGAGTGAAAGTGAAGAAGACTAATTATTTCTATTTATTTATTAAATGAAAATAATATATATCAAATATTATAAATATGGATTTTGTTAGTGCCGACCGTTCAGGAGAAGCAGAGTTTAACTCTCAATTACAAAATTATAATATAGGTGTAGATAACAGAAACCTAGAGATACAGAGTGATATAGATACTATCAAGGAGAAAGCGAAGACTGATAAAGGAGATATAGATAGTGGTGAAACAGGGATACAGATTAAAGACGCTGTATCAACTGGTTCAGCCGTAGCAGGTGCTACTGCTACATTAAATAGGGCTATAAATTATAAAGGAACAGTAAAGAAAGCTGGTGCAGTAGCAGAGGAAGGAATTGAAGGTGTAGAGGGAGCAGGTGTAGGAGCGGAGGGTGCTGAGGGTGCTGAGGGTGCTGTAGCTGTAGCGAGGGCAGGAGAACCTCTAGACGTGTCGGTAGAAGTAGGTGAAGCAGGAGAGGGAGCAGAGGGAGCAGGTGAAGCAGGTGAGGGAGTAGCAGAAGTAGCAGAGGTAGCAGAGGGAGCAGAGGGAGCAGGTGAAGTAGCTGAAGCAGGAGAAGCAGGTGGGGGGGTAGCAGAGGTAGCGTCTTCGGCATTAAGGACTGCCGGTGCTGGTGCTGAAGGAGCAGAGGCGGGGGCAGGTTTATTAAAAGGTGCTGGTGCTGTATTAAAAGGAGGTGCTGGTTCTTTATTAAAAGGAGTGGGGGCAATAGGGTCGATAGGGACTTTAGGCATGGATATAGCGTCTGATACTGGTGGAGGGTGGAAGGCTAAATCTACTGCGGATAAATGGGGTAATGCTTTCGGTATCGCTGGTTCAGCATTAGACTTAGTAGGATTAGGTCTGGAAATGACACCACTAGCTCCGATAGGTTTAGGATTACAGGTAGTAGGAACAGGCTTCCAATTAGGAGCAGGATTAGAAAGTGAGATATCAAGTGAGGATAGAGTAGACCCAGCTAAAGCAGAAGTAGATACACAGGCAGGGAAAGACATAGCAGAAATAAATAAACCTATGGCTAAGATATCAGGGGTATCACTCGCCCAGACTGGGGGTCTGGCTGTCGCTCGTCAACAACAATAATTTATTTTTATGTTTTATTATTTTTGATAATTTTTTTTTACTTTAATTATTTTATATAAAGAATAGTATAAAAATAATGTCGTCATTCTGGAAAGCTGAAGGTAAAATCCCAATCGAACAAACTTCTAAGGCGGTGAGTGTATTAAATGGTTTAGATTTCTCAGGAGGTCAGGAACTAAGAATTAAAGTCCCTCCGACTACTAAGTTTATTAAACCTGACGAATGCTATCTTCAGGGAGACTTTAAGATTAGCATGGATACGAGTGGTGCTACTGATTATCCTACTCTTCTTCAATTAGACGAACGCCTAGGAGGTCAGGCACTTATCAAAGAAATCTCTATCTATAGTTCGGCAGAAAAAGGGTCAGTCCTTCTAGAACAGATTTCGAACTATAATTCTATGGTTTCGGTTATGCGTGATTATGATACGAATGATACTGATAAGCGTAAGCGTGCTATGACTGAGGGTGCTACTATCTGGATACCGCAGACCCGGGGTACATTAGGAACTACTCGCTCGGAAGCGTCTAACTGCACGGCGACTAATCCGTATTTCCAGCAGGTCGCTAATGGTTCAGGTAATAAAGTAGCTGTTTTCGGAAGCGATAACTTTACCACCTGTAAACTCTGCCTCCCATTAGAAACAGGAATTTTCCGTAATAATAAAGTATGGGTAAATATGTTAACTGGTTTAGAAATAGTCATAACCCTCGAAGACGCTGAGAAATGTATTCGCCCTCTTGATAGCACCCTTCGTAATCGCAGACTTAAGCTTAACCCTGTCTTCCATTCCCTTAATGGTTCGTCTGTCCCTGATACATGGTTGAATGGTTCTGCTTCAGATAGGTTCTATATTAAGAAAGATAATACTAACCTCACCCCTGCTCTATGTCCTTTCGTAGTAGGTGAAAAAATTAATTTCGTCAGTCCTGCTAATGCGACTGCTACCACCTTCTCGGCTGGTGCTGAGATTTTATCTATTAATGCTTCTGCTACAGCAGACGGAGGAGACGGTCTATTAGAGGTTGTTTTATCTGCTTCTATTTCGTTGACTAGTGCTACTGCTGTAGCTGAAGGGTGGTTCGTGTATTCGGATAGTATCGCTGATAGTACAGGTCTGTATAAACCGACTTATAGTTTCTCAAACGTAGAACTCGTGGTTCAAGAAGTAGATATGGGTAGTTCATATGTTTCGGACGTAATGGATAGTATGAAAGAGAAAGGTGTTATCGTCCATGACGTTCTCTCGGCTCAGAATTACAGATACTCTCAGTCTGCTTCGGATACGGTCGCTAACATTCGACTTCCCCTCACTAATGCTCGTGGTAAGTCTATTATCTGTGTCCCTCAGGATAGTTCTACTTACACCGCTAAACAGCGTCTCTCGTGTACTGGGACATATTCTACTATCTCCACCGCTGACGGAACACTTAACTCCGCCGACCAGTTCCGAGGCATTAGCGACCATATTACAGATTACCAGTTTATTTATGACGGTCGCCTACAGCCTTCTCGTCCTGTCCGCTGTTCTAAAACGTCCAGCGATATTTCCATAGACGCTCAGCCATTAATCGAAACTACTAAGGCACTCGTCCAAGCTGATATCTCTGCGAAATCATTAGCGTCATTTAATTCTAACTATTGTGTATCTCGTGCCCTAGCACTAAACAAGGGAGTTTATGATACTCGGAATAAAGACTTTAACCTTCAGGTTAACTATCAGGAAACTACCGCTCCTACTAAGAATAAATTATGGAATAATTATGTCTTCCATTTAAGACGTATTAATATTCGTGGTGATAGTATTAGTGTGGAATATTAAGTAAAGCAAAGTTATCATTTTTATCTTTTTTTATTAATCTTTTTAAGAAATATTTTATATAATAATTAGTATAAAATATGAGTAATCGTTTCCTCGAAATACAGCCAACCAATTCTAATGCTTCCTTTTCGTATAATGAAGGACGACCAATTATCACCTTTCAAATTTCAGAACAGGAGGCTATGCTCCTCCCTCGCTCTGTTCGGTTTGTAGGTCAGTTCAACGCCTACAAAAATCAGGACAGAGAAGTAGACACTACTAATCGCTTATCTATGGATAGTCGTCTAGGTGTATGGTCTATTATCGACCAGCTTGTTATTAGTTCAGTTCGGTCTAGGCAAACTATCGAGCACCTGAGACATGCGAATAGGTTCTATTCTTCATTCTTTCCTTCTACTTCAGACGAGAAGCACCTTATCGGAGCGTACGGAGAAACAGGTTTGACGCTTCCTTCTACTGACGCACAGCGGACTTCTGTTATCTTAGAGAGTTCTGCTTCTGGAACTTCAGGTCTAAATAATAATGAGTTCTGTATCCATTTACCTTCAGGACTATTATCGGGGACTGGTGCTATTCCGCTTTCAGCTCAGTCAGGGGTCGGGGGCCTCGAAATTTCTATTCATTTAAGTCCAAGTTCGGCAGTTTTGTTTGATAAGAGTGGAGACGCTTCGGGAGCAGGTTTACTAAATGCTTTCTATGAGGTATTTAATTGTAAGTTAATCTGTGAAGTGAATGACCCAGTAGCTATGCCTTCTGGAACTGGCGGTCAGTTAGAATACAATTCCTTCTCTGGATATTACCAGACTATTAACAGCACGAACGCAGACATTAACTTCTCTCTCGGTCTATCCAGAGTTAAAGGTGTTTTCATGAACTTCATTCCTTCGTCGTATCTTAACAACCTTAACCAGAACTCTATGGCTACTCTCATTCCTACTCGTGCTACCGGTGAAATCGCTGACCTCTCGCAGGTTGTCTT